CACGCTTACTTGAAGTTTCACTTGTACAAGCTGCTGCTTTCAAATCAGCAGAGGTATTGAGTGTTGCTGCATCACAAGATGCAGAAGTTACAACCGAAACCAAAACAGAAAATGAGGAAATTGTGGAAAACACAACACCTGAATCTGTTGCGACTGAGGTAACAGAGACCCCTGCGGTTGAAGCCTCTGCTCGTCCAACAGTAGCAGCACCTATTTACACTAAGCCTCGCTTAGAGTTCACAAAAGAGAAGTTCCTAGAGAACACTCTACGTGCGCAATACCTAAATGATGACGCTGCTCGTCAATACATCTCAGCAGCTTCAGATACAACTGACAACGCAGGTCTTATCCCAACACGTCAGTTGACAGAAGTTATTAACCCACTTTCAAACGCTGATCGTCCATTTATTGACTCAATCTCAGCAGCAGCACTTCCTGACGCTGGTATGTCATTTGAGATTCCTAAATTGACACAAGTACCAACTGTTGCATTAACAGCAGAAGGCGCAGCACCATCTGAGCAAGATCAAAACGTATCTTTCTTAACAGTAGATGTTAAGAAATATGCAGGACAACAGACTTTCTCAGTTGAGTTGTTAGATCGCTCATCCCCAGCATTTTTCTCAGAGCTAGTTCGCCAAATGGAGTTTGCATACGCTAAGGCAACTGATTCAGCAGTAGGCTCAGCTCTTATTACTGGTGGAACAGACGGTGGAAACCGTACTTTAACAGCAGCTAACATCCAAGACTTCATTGCAGACGCAGCAGTTTCAATTTACTCAGGTACATTGGGATTTGCTGAAAACATTGTTGTATCACCTGAACAATGGGGTGCATTGATGGGTCTAGTAGATGGCTCAAACCGTGCAGTATTCACACAAACAATCAATCCACAGAACGCTTCAGGTAACCTAACACCTACAAATATCCGTGGCAACATTGGCGGATTAAACCTACGTGTATCACGTGCGTTATCAGGTACAGGCGATAACTCAATGATCGTTATCAACCCAGCTTCTTACACATGGTTCGAATCAAGCAAGTACCGCTTAGAGACCAACCTAATCTCAACTGGACAAATCCAAGTTGCTTATTACGGTTACGGCGCAATCGCAACTAAGGTTGCCGCTGGTGCTTACAAGTGGATGGTTGCATAACCTTCCGATAGAGGAAACAACCGTTAAGGGGCATTGGAAGCCTTTGCCCCTTAACTTTTAAGAAAGGTAAAACATTGGCAGCGACAACCCCAACCGTAGCGGAATTGCGTAGTGCATTAGGGATAGGCACTTTATATACAGACGCAGTTGTTGATGAGGTATGCCAATCAGCGCAAGACATAGTATTTTCATATCTATGGATTAACGCATTAAACAATTCAGGTCATAGTAATACAGCCTCAACTGGCACTTTATATTTTAATCAATCTATTGTTGGTATTTTTTATGTTGGTCAAACAGTAACCATTACAGGTAACGGCGCAAAACATAATGGTTCAAAAACTTTAACAGGTGTAAGCGGTAATACTATAACTTATGCAATCACAGGAAATAACAATACCCCAGCACCATTTCACCCAGTAAATCCTTATGGTTTAGTAACAGCAGACACTTATGTTGACTATAGTACCGTTGCAGCTGTTAACGAGGCTGCGCTTATGATCGCCGTTGACATTTGGCAAGCACGCCAAGCCAGCAACGCTGGTGGTATATCACCTGATTTTCAACCAAGTCCCTATCGTATGGGCAACACATTAACTGCAAGGGTAAGAGGTTTATTAGCACCTTATTTAAGTCCTAATAGCTTGGTAGGCTGACATGACTGTCGCCGTTACGACACTACGGTCTACCCTTGCGGCAGCGTTAGAGAACGCTGGGGTGTGGCAGGTCTTTTCCTTTCCACCTGCTACACCCATTGCAAACTCAGTAATTGTGCAACCTGATGACCCATATATTGAGCCATCAAATAACATTTACTCAACAGTTGCACCTAAAGTTAATTTTAAGTTAGTAATGATCGTTTCTATGTTTGATAATCAGGGTAACCTCAATGGTATTGAGGATATGGTCGTTGGCGTGTTTAACAAGCTAGCGGCAAGCACAACCCTTAAAATTAGTGTTGGCAGTATTTCATCACCTAGCGTTCTTTCAGGCGTTGCTGGTGAAATGTTAACAAGCGAGATGTCCGTCTCAATCATGACAAGTTGGAGTTAAAAATGACAATAGATATTCCTTCAGAGGATAAGGCTTGGCTTGAAAAAGTCGGGCAAGTAGCACCATCAACCGAAAAGCCAAAGATCGTAAAGAAAGACGAGGAATAACCAATGGCTGTATTTCTAAATAACAAGGTCGGCGTAAAGGTTAATTCCGTTGACCTTTCTGACCATGTAACTGCTGTTACATTAAATCGCTCATTTGATGAGCTTGAAGTTACTGCAATGGGTGACACAGGTCACAAGTTTGTTAAGGGCTTGGAAGCTTCATCTGTAACTATTTCTTTCCTAAATGACACAGCTTCAGCAAATGTTTTAGCAACATTGCAAGCTGCATGGGGAACAAATGTTACTTGCGTACTTCTACAAGAAAAGGGAACTGCTGTATCAGCAACAAACCCTCTTTACACTTTCACAGCGTTAGTAAATAACACAACCGACATTAACGGTGGTGTTGGCGATCTAGCGACACAAGATGTAACATGGAACATTAGCGGTGCAGTTGCAGTCGCTACAACAGGTACATTTTAAGGAGTTAAATTGATAGCACTAAAGATCACCAAGGCTTCAGGTGAGGAAACATTGCACGAAATCTCGCCAGCGATTGAATATGCTTTCGAACAACATTTCAAGTCAGGATTCCATAAGAGATTCCGAGACGAGGAAAAGCAGTCTGATGTCTACTGGTTGGCGTGGGAGTGCCTGCGCCGATCAGGTGAGACAGTTCCACCATTTGGTGAGAAGTTTCTAGAAACCTTAGCGAAAGTTGAGATTGTAGACGCTGATACCCCAAATGGGTAACGAGGTATGACTTCACTTATCTAGTGGCTTCATTAGCCGTAGAAACGGGCATACCTCATAGCGAGTATTTGAAAATGGATAGATCAATGTTATTAGCAACATTGGCGTATCTAAAAGAGAAATCAAAAGGGGTGCAAGGTGGGGGTAAGGGTCAGCGGTTTAATTGAAACCCGTAAAGCCTTGCGTAAATTAGCCCCTGATCTCTTTAAGGAAATGAATAAAGAGATTGGCGCAGCCATGAGAGTTGTTGTTAAAGACGCTCGTGGCATGGTGCAACCTTCTGTTAATGGATTGTATAACTGGCAAGATACAGGCACGCTGGTTAAATCTAGAAGTAGCAGAGATAGAGCATTTCCTAAATACAACTCAAACATTATTAAAAAAGGTTTAACCTATAGCTTAGGAAAAACCAAAAAGAATAAATCAGGCTTTGTTACCCTTTACAGCTTATTAAACAAGTCTGCCGCTGGTTCTATAATTGAAACTGCTGGACGCCTAAACTTTAATGGCGACCCACGAAGCCAAAGCAATAATCGTAATGCTGGCGCACATTTCAACAGGTCTATCCAAAGCACTTATGGCGGTTTCGCTAGTGTTGGTAAAGGTAGATACGATCAAGGTCGCTTGATGGCTAAGGCGATTGACAAAAATGAAGGTAAGGCACAGGACGCCATATTTAAGGCGATTGATAAGGCAACTAAAGCATTTTACGCAAGAACTTCAAAAACAGGGGCGAGTAAAGCAGCATGACAATAACCTATGACATAGTAACCGAGTACAAAGGTAAAGGCACTAAAGACGCTGAGAAATCCCTTTTAAGCCTTGACGGAACAGCTAAGAAATTAGCCAAAACCCTTACTAAGACTTTTGCTGCTTATCAAATAATTAAGTTTGGCAAGGCAGCGGCTACTGCTTTTGCCCAAGACGAAGCCAGCGCAGCGTCATTGGCTAATACATTAAAGAATCTAAATGCTGAGTTATCTATCCCAGCAGCTGAGTCAGCCATTGCTCAATTACAACAAATGACAGCTGTGGTTGATGACGAGCTTCGTCCAGCCTTTGCTCAACTTTTTAGAATACTTGGCTCAGTTTCAGAAGCCAGTTCAACCCTAGGTTTAGCCACAGAAATAAGTCGTGGCACAGGTGAGTCATTAGCCACAGTAGTAGACGCCATTACAAAGGCTTACGCAGGAAACACACGAGGTTTATTAGCACTTAATACAGGTTTGACCAAGGCTGAGATCAACTCAGGCGACATGCAAATGATTATGGAAAAACTCAACAGCATGTTTGCTGGTTCAAATGCTGCTTACCTAGACACCTACGCTGGCAAAATGCAAGCCCTATCCGTTACAGCTAGTGACGCAATGGAAAAGATCGGTGCTGGCATATTTGACGCATTGAGCATTTTGGCTGGGTCTACTGAAATTGAAGTTATCCAACAGAAAGTTACAAACTTTGCCAACTCAATAGTTACATTTATTACCACTATTGCCAAGTTTATTAAGATGACCTACGACAGCACCATTAAGCCATTGTTAGATGGACTTAGCAAGGTTTATGACTTTTTGCAAAAAATTGGTGTTATTAAGAAAGACATGGGAACTGTTAGTTGGGGCAATGTTTATGGTGATCCAGCAGCTCAGGCAGCAGCGGCAGCTGATAAGAAACTAGCAGCCCAACGCCTAGCCCAAGAAAAGAAATTACAAGCAGAACAAAAGAAAGCGGCAGCAGCCAAGTTAAAGGCTGAAAGAGACGCACAGAAAATCAAAAAGGCTGGCACGCTATTTGACATAGATCAAATACAGATCATTGCAGCGTTGCAAGGCAAGATCAGTAATGAGGAAAAACTACGCTTACAGTTACAGTTTGCTTTATTGGTAGGCAACGCTTCCGAAGCAGATCGCCTAAGCAATGAGTTAGCCAAGTCTCAAATTGCCACAACTGACCTAGCCAAAGCTATTGCTCAACTGCCTGAAGCCTTAAACCCATTTGCTAATTATCCAAAATGGATTCAAGACGCTATTAACGAGATCAATAAACTAAAGTCTGCACAATCTAGCGCAATGGTCTATACACCAACCCCATCAACTGTTACACCTTCAACACCAGTTAACACAATCTCGCCATCAGTCAGCACAGCAGCAGTAGCCGCTTCAGCAGCTATCGCCAATCCTCAGACTTCATTGGCTGGATACAGGGATTACAGAGCTGGTGAGCGTGCCTCAATCAATGTAACAGTACAAGGTAATGTGATTAGCAATAAAGATTTAGCAGACACAATCCGTATGCAACTGCTTGACTCATCTGCTTCAGGTTCATTTACCATGTCAAACCGAGCCACTAGAGGCGACTAATGGCTTTGCCTGCTCAAATCAATGTAAGCCTTAACTTTAGTTCAGGTGCTACCTTTGGTAACCCATTTACCATTGGTGACCCAGTTAACGGCATTTTGGGTGTAGGTGTTTTATCAGATCAGACCACGCCAGCCTTGGTTGTTGATCTAACTGACATTACAAGACAAATAAACATTAGACGGGGTAGAAACATAACCCGAGACACTTACGAGGCTGGAAATGCAACTGTAAGAGTTTATGACCAAAATGGTGATTTCAACCCACAGAACCCAAGCAGTCCCTATTACGGGCAGTTAACACCGCTTCGCAAGATTCGTATATCAGCTACTTACGCTGGCATAACTTATTACCTGTTCAGCGGATATACGACTGAATACACTTACAGCTATGACCAAGCAGAGCAAGTTGGTTATGTGGACATTTCTGCTTCAGACGCATTTAGATTATTTAACTTAGCTGCTGTGACGACCATCACAGGTCAATCAGCAGGTCAAGATACAGGCACACGCATTAACAAGATATTGGATACTGTTGATTTTCCTAATGGTATGCGATCAATAGATACTGGCAACTCATACACTCAGGCAGACCCAGCAACAACTCGCACAGCTTTATCCGCAATACAAAATGTAGAAATATCTGAGCAGGGTGCGTTTTACATCACCCCTGAAGGTAACGCCATATTTAAGAACCGAAACAACACTATTGCTTCAGCTGGGGCTACACCAATCCAGTTCAATCAAACAGGCGATATACCTTACAAAAACTTGGTGTTTGCCTTTGATGACAAACTCATTGTTAACCAAGCCAATGTAACCCGTATTGGTGGCACAACTCAAACTCATATTGATTTAGATTCTGTTGCTACATATTTCCCACACAGTATTACTTACTCAGACTTAGTGGTAGATACAGACGCCGAAGCAGCCAACATTGCTGCAATTTATGTCGGTACAAGATCGACCACCACTATACGAATTGACCAAATGACAATCGACCTATTGGACACAGCTGTGCCTACTGGCACAATCTTAGGTTTAGATTATTTTACAAATGTTGATATATCCAATATCCAGCCTGACGGGTCAACCATTACCAAGAACCTGCAAGTGCAGGGTGTTGCTTGGGATATAACCCCTAACCGCTGGTTGGGTACATTTACCACATTAGAACCAATTACAGACGGGTTCATCATAGGCAATAGCACCTATGGTGTCCTCGGTGATGATATACTAAGCTACTAAGGAGTAATAAATGGCAACAGGTTTTCCAGCTTCAACAGGTGATGTTCTTTCCGCAGCTATGTTTAATGGCTTGGTTACCTTCACCATTAACGCACAATCAGGCTCAACTTACACAGTAGCCAACACAGACCTTTATCAGGCTTTGGTTCAAACAACCAATGCTTCTACTAAGACTGTAACCATTGCACCTGATTCAACTCTTACAGCTGCCGCTACTGGTTCAGCTATTACCTTTCTAAACACAGGCGCAGGGTTATTAACCTTTGCTGCTGGCGCAGGTGTAACCATCACTTCAGCAGGTGCAAGTTCAGCAGCACCAACCTTGGCTCAATATAAGTCAGCCGTTGCAATCCGCACAGGTGCTAACGCTTGGACTATCGTAGGTGCAATCGCCTAATGATCGGTAACATTACTGCTGGTATTTTTGGCATACCATACACAGCACCTTTGACGATTGATATCGAATACTTAGTTGTTGCTGGCGGTGGTGGTGCTGGCGGAAATGGTGGTTATTTTGCAGGTTCAGGCGGTGGTGGTGCTGGCGGATATCGTACAAACTGGACAGGAACAAAATTAACTTGCGATTTATCAACTAATTATTCAGTTGTAATTGGTGCTGGCGGTGCAGGTGGCATAGGTAATAATAATGGCAGTAAAGGTGGTACATCTACTTTTGCAAGCATTAACGCAACTGGTGGTGGATTTACTGCTAAAGAAGGCGGTGGTGCTTCAGGTGATGGTGGTTCAGGCGGTGGTGGAACTCAAAGCCAAAGTTTAGGTTCAGGCAATGAAGGTGGATATTCACCTGTAGAAGGTTACAATGGCGGAAGTGGCATTACAAATGTTGGTGGTGGTGGTGGTGGTGCAAGTCAAGTTGGTTATAGTGCGCCAAGCCCAGCAAACAATGTCGCAGGTAGCGGTGGTGCTGGTTTAAGTAATAGTATTAGTGGAACTGCTGTAACTTATGCTGGCGGTGGTGGTGGTGGAAGTTATGAGTCAAGTGGAACAGCAGGCAGTGGTGGTGCAGGTGGTGGTGGTGCAGGTGGGAAAAATGGTAATAATGGAACTTCAGGCACAGCTAATACTGGTGGCGGTGGTGGCGGTACTGGTGGGCAAAGTGCTTCAAATGGTGGTTCAGGTGGTTCAGGAATTGTAATTTTAAGTTATCCAGCAACATACACAATTACTATAGGTGCAGGTTTGACAGGTTCTACAACTTCAAGCGGGGGAACTAAGAAAACAACTATTACAGCTGGCAGCGGAAATGTGAGTTGGGCATAATGGCACATTACGCATTTTTAGATGAAAACAACATTGTTACTGAAGTTATTGTTGGTATTGACGAAACTGAACTTATTGAAGGTTTAGACCCTGAAACTTGGTATGGCAATTTCAAAGGGCAAGTATGTAAGCGCACCTCATACAATGGAAACATTAGAGGTGTATATGCTGGCATAGGTTATTTATATAACCCTGATGAGGATATTTTCGTTTGTCCGCAACCTCACCCTTCATGGATTAGATCAGGTTCATTTTGGAACGCACCAGTTGAAAGACCTAATGATGGCAAAAAATACTTTTGGGACGAGCAGATAGGTAACTGGGTTGAAGCCTTGGCTGAGTAAGTCGGCAGTCCAATTTAGAGAGCAGGTTGACGATTCTTTCATCTCACGCTTGCGTTCATCTGATGGGTGGCTTGGTGATGTACGACATGCAGCTAGAAAGTCAGATCACAATCCCGACCCAGCCACAGGCTGTGTACGAGCTTTGGACATTGACGCTAGGCTTTCTGACCAAAAAGGGATTTCAGCAGACTTGGCAGATCAGATTAGACAATATGGGAAAAGTTCAAAGCGTATCGCTTATGTAATCCATTTAGGCAAGATCGCTAGCCCTGTGCTGGGGTGGCGCTGGCGCAAATATCGTGGCATAAATCAGCACATGCACCACATACATTGCAGTTTCAGTAAGGCTTCCGATAATGACAGCAGTTTTTTTAATATCCCTTTGCTTGGAGGCAAAATATGAAAGCCAAACATTTAGCAATGATCAACAGCTATGCTCGTAGCGCATTTGTCTGTTTAGCAACAATCTATGTAACAAACCCTGACATCTCACCAAGTGAGTTATGGAAGGCTTTTGCTGTTGCTTTCATTGCACCTATTCTGCGTGCCTTAAACCCTGACGATACTCAGTTTGGTATCGGCGCACCTAAAGAGTAATGCAAGCGGTAGACATTGCCGCTATCTGCGCAGCAATAACAACAGTATTTACTGGCTTTTTTATAGGGCTTAAATTTCTAATTAAAGGCTGGTTAAATGAACTTAGACCCAATAGTGGTTCAAGTATTAAAGATCAAATTACACGATTAGAACGGCGTGTTGATGATCTGTTTGTCATACTATCAAAGGACAATTAGGACATGGCAGCCAAAAAGAAACCAGCACGCAGACGCCGTTCTGTAGCTCGTAAAGAGACTACAGCTATGGACATGCACGCCATTGCGCTTCATGAGTGGTATCAGTCATTGCGCAGAGCTGGTTTCAGCGTTGAAGTGACATTAGGGTTAATGGATAACAAAAACAGTATGCCTGAGTGGTTGCTACCACAGACCGCCGATACTGACATTACCCCCTTTCATGACGACGACGAGGACGAGGATTAACATATTAAGGCTAACCGCAGATATCTCGTAGTACCTGATTTACAGATACCGCTGCACCACCCAAAGGCGGTATCCAATCTCATAAAGATGAGTAAGCACGAGAAGTTTGACTTTGTGCTTAATACTGGTGATGAGTTAGATTTCACTAGCCAATCTCGTTGGGTCAAAGGCACAAAGTTAGAGTTTGCTGAGACGCTAGACGAGGAAAGAGCTTTAGCCCAAGACATATTGTTTGACCTTGGTACTACCGATATTGTGCGTAGTAACCACACCGATAGACTTTATACAACATTACTTAAAGGCGCACCCTCATTGATCGGGTTGCCTGAACTTACCTATGAACGCTTCATGGACTTTAGCAGCTTAGGCATACGCTTTCACCGCAGGGGTTACCAGTTTGAAAAAAACTGGTTTTTGGCTCATGGTGACGAAGGTAACATGTCCAAGCATGCAGGTATCACAGGGCTTAATTTAGCCAAAAAATGGAATCTAAACACCGTTTGTGGGCATAGCCATAGGCAGGGTGCAGTTAGACACCAAACAGGCTTAAATGGGCGCTACAGCACGATTTGGGGCGTAGAGGCTGGTCACTTAATGGATCAGAAAAACAAGGCTTCATACCTTAAATACGCAAGTGGCGACTGGAATATGGGCTTTGTGGTTCTTAGCTTTGGCAAAGGTGGACACTCAGTTGAGTTAGTCCCAGTCAACCATGATGGCAGCTTCAGATATAACAAGAGGTATTATGGGGCTTAATACAGATTACAAAGAGCGCACCATTGATGACCATATTGACGATTTTGACGCAATAGGGGTTTTGTAACAAAAGCGTTATAGGACACGCTTGTCAGTTCCTACCAATACCATGAACATAAGATCATACTTCTGTCGTACCC